CCCTTATAGCTATCTGTGTAAGAACTAATCTTACAAACATTCTAGAGTGTAAACAAGCTAGTGGTTGAGCGAGGAGCTGTAATTTATAGGATAGTAATATCTGAATTTTAAAGCTAGTCACACCGTTGTCCGTGTGGAAAAGAGGCAAATATAAATTTTAACAGTTTTGTGAAAGTATAAACTGTTTATCTTGTGATTTATTCTAACTTAGAGATGTCAAGAACGGATCTAAGGACAGTATAGCTAGCTGAATAAGTCACAGGATATAAAACTTTGTTGATTGAATTGGTAGGGCTTGTTCATCACCTTGGCAGGTTCTTATGTCCAAGCTCTACTAATTGAATTAATAAAGAGAGAACAGCCAAGGTTCTCCAAAAACTGCAGGAGGTTAAAATGAGATTTTCAACAACACTGAATAACCAAAAATGTATGGAATGGGAGTTAAATGCAACTCAAGGTGTATTAATTGCTCTTTTATATGAAGCTAATGCTTGGGCTAATGAAGAAATAATTGATGATAAGACTTATTATTTTGTATCAAGAAACTTAATCTTAAAAGAATTACCTATGTTTTTTGAAAAATCTGATACTGTATATAGAAATTTAAAAGTATTAGCAGAAAAAGGAATAATTGAATATATAAAACATAAAGGAATGGATTTAATAAGATTAACAGAAAAAGGTAAAAGTTGGAATTTTATTGAAAGCAATTCGGAAAAATCTCCGAATTTTGATAATAACTCGGAAAAAAATCCGAGCGAATTCGGAAAAAAATCCGAAAATAACTCGGAAAAAAATCCGACATATAAAGATACTAATATACAAAAAGATATAAGTAAAAATAAAAAAGAAAAAAATAAAAAAGAAAAAAATAAAAAAGAAAAAAAGCCAAATGAGATTCAGGAATTTATAAATAATCTTAGTGAAGATAATGAATATAAAGAGCTTCTTTTTAAATACATTGAATATCGTAAGAATATTAAAAAGCCAATAAAGACTGTACTGCCTATCAAAAAAATAGTTAAAGATTTTCCTAATTGGTTTGTTTTAGATGAAGCGATTAATATTGCCATGGAAAAAGAATGGACTGGGCTAGAGCCTGAATGGGTAGAGAAACATAAAAAGTCTAAAGCTTTTAATAATAACACTGAAAGTAAAATTGCTGAAAGTAAGGACACAAGCCATTTAAAAGTTGATGATAACTACATAGACCAAATGAAAGAGAGGTACGGATTATAATGACTAGCCAAGAATTTAATACAAGTTTTAAGAAATTTTTAGACTATTTCCCAACTAATGATATGACTATAGAAAAAACAAACATATATTGTCTCGCTCTAAGTTCTTTAAGTGTAGAACAGCTAGATAAGGCTTTTATTTCTATGATTAGAAATAGAGTTTATAAAAGTTTTCCACAAGTTGCTGAAATTATTCAATATGCTACTGGAACTACTGAAAGTAATTTAGATGATAGGGTAGTTTTAGCCAAACAGCTTCTAAAAAATGCACTAATTAGATATGGAAGCTATACATCAATAGAATTCGAGGACAAAGGAATTCATGCAGTTATAGACAGTTTAGACGGTTGGCAAAATCTTTGTTCGATGTCTACTGATGAACTAGATAAGTTCTTAACTTTTGAATTTGCTAAAGTTTACAAGGCTTACACAAGAAATAATTATGAAGTGAGTAAGTATTATCTAGGATATTTTGATGTAACTAATAGGACACAAACTATAAACAAAATTGGTTATAAGGATATGGGAAAAACATTAACTTTAGTTACTCCAAACACTCAAAAAATAGAGTATAAAAGAGATATTGAAGCTGATAAAAAAGGGATAAAACAAATAAAAGAAGTTATAGAAAATATAGGAGGATAAAATGAAATTTATAATAACAATAGATTTAATAAAAATATTTTGTATTTATCTTTTTGGGTGTATTTTAGATTTCTTTATATGGTTATTTATAAAAATAAAATATTATCTTGAATGCAGAAAAAAATATAAAACACTTAAAAATGGGCATAAAATTTTTATTAATAAGGATTTTGTAACAATAATTTTAAGTTGGTTATTTATATGTTTTATATTTATTGAATTTTTAGAATATTTAGATAAAAAATACAAAAAGAATTTTAAATATCTAAGAATTAAATATTTATTAAGAGGATGGAATAAAGAAAAAGTATTAGAACAATATTTTTATAATAAATACTATTATGAAATCAAAGAAATATCTAATAAAAAAATTGTATATAGAATTAAAAATGATGAGTTATGTGGTTGGAAATATTCAAGCGAAAATCTTAAAAGTTATACAGAAGATTTAACTGATGAAAACATAAAAGAATACTTTGATTGGGAAGAAATAGAATATTTTAAAGAATGTTATAAAGATGTAATAATAGAAAGATTTATTAAAAAATATAAATAGGAGGATGTTATGAGGAAGTTAAAAAACAAATTTATTCGTTCAGAAGAACTATCAAATAAATGGGATAAGTCTTTTTATAGAATAGAGGACATTTTCATAGGAGTTTATAGATATAAAAGTTATATAATTTGCTTTGATAAATTTTATGATGAAAAGAAAAAGCAATTATTAAAGCACATTTCCATTAGTCATAAGACTAAAAAATCTTTAAAAATAAATAAAGAAATTGAGTTTATAATTGAGCATTTTATTGGTAGAAATTTTGAAATAGAGGAGCCAATATTCACAGATATAGTTTTAAATATATACGAAAAAATAGTTGGAATTTAAGGAGGAGAAAATGGTACATAAACAAATACAAACAAGGGATTATTTAAGAAGTTTTGTAACTAGAGTTAATAAAGAAGCTGGAGTTACTTTTAATGCTTCTAAGCTAAACAGTAAAGAAGAGTGCGAAAAATATATTTTAAATTTAATTAAAGATTTAAAAAATAATTCAGGAAATAACAAGGCTTACATAAAAGAAATTAATGAATTAAAAGAAGAAATTGAAATTTTAAATGCAGGAAATAAAAGGCTTGAATCTGAAAGAGCGTTTTATATAACACAAGCAGAAGGAGCAAAAAAAGCGAGGGAAATAGAACAATATTATAGGAAATTTAATAAAAATATGGCTGATAAGTGGGAAACTGCTTATAAATTTCAAGAAGGTAAAAATAAAATTATAAGAGATTTTAATATTTTTCTAAGTTTTGTTATAGTTTTAGAAGCTCTTTCAATAGTTATGTTACTATGGAAGTGATCCCAATGAAACAATGCTATACAATACCATATAAGCCAGACAGTGCAAATACTCATTGGAGAAGAGGAAGGAATGTAACATATCTTAGTAAAACAGGGAGAGAGTTTAGAAACAATGTTCAATCATATATGAAATTATATAATTATAAAACTTATGAAAAAAGAGTAAAAGTAAAACTAGATCTGTTCTTTGCAGATAAAAGAGCGAGAGATTTAGATAATTATTTTAAATCTGTACTTGACTGTTTCAAAGGTTTCTTATATGTTGATGATAAACAAATAGATAAGATAGAAGCAACTAAGCACACAGGAGCAGGGAAAAATTACTTTATAATTGAAGTGGAGGAATTGAAAGAATGAGTTTAGCAAAAATTAAGCATATACCATTTTTAATAAAAAAATTAGGAGATGGAGAGTACAGAATAAAAATAAAAGAGGGTAAGATCCAAATTTTCTCTAAAAATAAAAGATATGAAAATGAAGAAATAAAAAAAATTATTGAAGAAATCAAAGAAAATGAAAAAGATGAGTACTAAAAACTCATCTTTCTATCTTTTATTAGATTTTCAAGTTCTTCTAAATCTTCTATTTTAGCAAATTCTTTTATAAACCTTTTTGCGTTGCTTTTCATAGCAGATATTTTTTTCTTTTCCTTAGCTTCTGGATGTTTTTCAAGGTATCTTTTATCAGCTTCTTTTTGCTGCTCCATTGTTTTATACCCTTTTCTTTTCTTTTCTTCCATTTTACCCTCCTTAAATTATAAGGGGCTTTTTTACCCCTCAATTATGTAATCATCATATAAACAACTAAACTTATTGTTATCTTGAACTCTAAACATTTTATTATTTTGATTATACATTCTGATTAAATGTTCTCTATATTCTCCAGTTACTGTAAATGGTGTTTTTACTTGAGAGCAGTACCCACTATCTAAGTGAGTACATATTATTTTAATTTCATTGTTATTTAAAGCGTTTATTATCATTTTTCTTGTGATCTTTTTCATTTTTACCACTCCTTTTATACTCTATTAAATTTTTTTTCAACTGAGGCAGGTTTCCAAGTACCTGCCATACATTCATCATAATTTTTAGCTATTTCTATTTGTCTTTTTATAGCTTCAACATCTTCTCTAGAATGGAACATTTCAAATAATATTTGATATCCTTCTAATTCAATTGGTTTTGAATTGTATACAAGTTCATCACTTACATATATTTTCCCAGCTTCATCTCTAAAAAATTTAACTCCTAAAAAATTGTGGTTCATTAATTCTAACATTTTCATCACTCCTTGATTTTACTTGATTTTTTATTTAAGAAGTGATATAATCTAAGTAGTTGAAGCTAAGATTAAATCACTCTTAGTTTACCCCTCAGAAGAGGGGGGATAAATTACTTTTCCTTTTTAGTAATTGTAATTGTTAGTGTCCAGCTCCCAATCACAATTTTAAATTGGATTTTCATTTTATCACCTCCTTTTCCCTTGAGGTACTTTAATGATATCATAGGTTTAAAACTATGTCAATACTTTTTTTTAAATATTTTTGTAGAACTAAAAAAGTCCAATAATATCAATGAAAAAAAGTGTAAAAAATTTTTAAAAACAATAAAATATTAAATATCTTACAATCAAAATTAATAAATTTTAAAAGTAGATGGGATATATAAGAAGAAGTTTATAGAAATATAAGCAACTTTTTATGTATCTCATTTTTTTATTTTTTTCTAGGAGGTTTTAAAAGATGTGAGTACAAGAGAAGAAGTTTATAAGTTAATAATAGAAAAAAAAGATAATAAAGAAATAGCAGGAGCATTAAATATAAGTGTAAGAAGTGTACAGCTATATAGAAAAGAATACGAAAAAGATTTGAACAAAAGCGAAAGCGAAATTAAAAACGAAAACGAAAGCGAAAAGAAAAAACAAAAAGAAAAAGCAAAAGTTTTAATTGAATGCGGAGCAACTATAAAAGAAGCTAGTGAACAAACTCGAACACATATAAGCAGCATTAAAAGATTAAGCAGTAAAGAAAAATTACAAGTTAAACAGTTAGACTATTTAAAATCTTTTAGAGAGCAATACAGAGAAGAAATAACAAAGAATAAGAAAGACAGATTAAATCTTAACAATATAGCAAAAGAGAAAATAGAATATACTTTAAATCTTGCAGAAGTTATAACTAAAGCAACTCAGGAATTAATTAAATTAAATGAACAGACTGAACAAGAAATATTTGAATTAGATAGAATTGAAAGACTTGAGAAACTTGAGCTAGAAAAAAATAAATTCAAAAATGAACTGCTATGTGATTTTACTGAGAAGCTACAAAAATTATCTGATAAAGATATATTAAAAGTTTTAGAGTTTATAAAATCTTTAGAGAGTGATACGAATGAAGGCATTAATTGAGTTATTAGAAAAAGAATTGAATAACAGAAAAGAAAAGAAAAAGAATGCTTTAGTTTTTAAGCCTAGAACTTATCAAAAAGATATCATAGATTTATATGATAACTACAATTACTTTTTATTGTGTTGGTGCAGGAGAATGGGGAAGGATCTACTAGCTTTATATTTAGCTTGTAAACAATGTATAGATGTTTCTAATAGTGTTATTTACTATGTATTTCCAACAATGAAGCAAGGTAAAATGATGATACTTGATGGATACAGTAACAGTAAAAAAAAGATAATAGATGAAGTTATAGATAGAAATGTTTTAGACTTACCTCTAAAATCTGATAAGCTCTATCATTCTGATAACACAATTAGATTTAAAAACGGATCAAAAATTTATTTTGTTGGATCACAAGATGCTAATAATAAAGTTGGTGGAAACCTAGATTTATTAGTTATATCAGAAATGGCATTAATACAAAACAAAGATATAATGATGTATCTAATACCTTCAGTTGTGAATATAAAAGGTAAAATAATACTTGTAAGCACTCCACGTTTTGGTAGTGAGTTTAATAGAATGATAGAAGAAAGACCTAATAAATGGTATATCGATGTCTTAAATGCTTTAGATAGTAGAGCAGTTGAAGAAGATGGAACTAGAGTTTATACAGATGAAAAATTAGAAAATGTTAAAACTTTAATGAGTGAAAGTAAATTCAAACAAGATATATTATGTGATACAGATGTAGCAAATGAGAATGCTATTTATGCAGCTAGTTTATTAAAAGCAGAATGGATAAAAGAAATAAATTTATCTAATAAAAAGTTATATGTTAGTGAGGATCTGGGGATAAATGATAGTACAGCCTTAGTATTCACAATAGATAATACTGTAATTCATCATTATGCTGCAACAGATAAAGCAACGATACATTATATAGAGTACATAAAAACATTTATGAAAGAGCACAATATAAGAGATGTAGAGATTATACTCCCTCATGACGCTAGAAATAGGCAAGATGCTATTGACTATTTAACAAGCAGAAGAGAAGCATATAGCAAACATTTTAGAGATGTTAGAGTATTAAGAGCTTATGAAGTTAATAAGACAATAGAGATTACAAGACACAGTATAGAGCAACATAAAATTAAATTCTTAGACTGTGCAAGTGTTAGAGATATGGTAAGACTTATGAAAGCGTATGAGTGGAAAATAGATAACACTACCGGGGAAAATCTAAGAATACCAGTACATGGGAGAGGACTTGCAGCAAGTAACACATGTGATGCAATTGAATATTATTGTATGCGAATGTTTTTAGAAGTATATGAAAAAAATATAAAAGACTTAGATTGGGGAAGTTATGAGAATTAAAAAGCTTAATCATAATGAAATAAATGAGATGGAAAGCAAAATTAATAAATTAAAAAGTAAAGAATATTATAAATACTATTTTGACGAAGGAGAAAAAATAAATGCTCCTGATTCAGCTTACTTATTAGATAAAAAATACTATATTGATTTTACTTATTATGATGATAATTGTTTTTTTGGAATTATAAATCTTAGTAAAAATAATTACAATAAGAATTCTTATTATGAATTAATGAAATTATTTGATGAGAGATTACAGCATTATAAAAAAATAAATATGTGGTGTTTTAAACAAAATAAAACTGCTTACAACTTTCATAAGCATTTAATAAAAAAATATAAAACTAAACATTATGAAAGTGAGAAATATTCTATATTGGAGGTATATCTATGATATTTTTGAATTTAAAATATAAGTATGAGCAAAAAATTTATTGTAAGGGTGGTGGAGGTTTTGGTGGAGCATTAAAAAAAATTGAAAAAGGTGCTAGTAAATTGGCGGGAAATTTAACAGGAGGATTAATAGGAAAATCAGATGCACAAAAAAATCAAGAAAGAATGTTAGAACAAGCAAAAGATGATGCTGCAAGACAAGAACAGCAATATGCTGCACAAGTAGCAGAAGAAAATAGAAGGAGAAAAGAAGAAGCAGATAGAGCAGAAGCTGAAGCAAGAAGAGCCAGAGAAGAACAAGCTAGACTACTAAGAGAAGCAGAAGAAAAGAGAAAAGCTGAAAATGATTTTAACCAAAGATTAGCACAAGATATAGGAACTATTGCTAAAACAAATGTTGATCAAAATTTTAATCAACAAAAAACAACAACTGTAGATTATTCTAATTCTACTAATGATTTTTCAAGAAAAGAAGATGATGAAGATATTGATAAATTAAAGAAAGCTTTTAAAAGAAAGCTATAAGGTGATTTTATGATACTTGGAATAACAAGAGAAAAACTGGAATACTATTTTGATAATGCAAAAAAGTACAAAGAAGATATAAGAGGAGTATACAACGAAGTATATGAATACACTGACGTAAATTTTAGTATTAAAGATAGTGGAACAATTGAGAAGCAAAGTAATAGAGGTGTAGAAAGTGTTATTTTAAAGAGCGAAAATTTCTTGTGTAACTTTATAATGTCATCAATTTTTTCTAAATCTGGAAGATGGGCAACAGTAAAAGTAAATCAAGAAGCTTTAAAAAAAGTATCTGGTGTAGATGGAGCAACTGCTGAAACACAAGAAAATGAAATAAATAAGGTATTAGAAAAAAATTCAGATACAGTTTATTTCACTAATGATAATACTAACTATTATACAGAAACATCAAAATCATTGCTAGATTGTATAAAAGTCGGAACAGGTATAAGGAAGATTATAGAACTAAAAGATAATACTAAATGTTTTACTTATGCTTATCAAAATTTAGATAATATATATATTTTAGAGGACAATTTAGGAAAACCTAACATTATATTTAAAGTATATGTAGAAAAAAACCTAAACGATATTAATGATTTATTTGGGCATTTACCTATTTCAGCACCAAATGGCTTAAACGAAGAAAAGCTAGATGAAAAAATAAACATTATCGAGTGTGTTATCGGAGTATTTGATGAAAATACAAGTGCATATAAATATTATCGTGGACTTTATACTGAAGCTTTTGAACAAATGTTATATGAGGGAGAATTAAATTATAATCCCTATACAGTGTTTAGATGGAAAGTTAATAGCTCGAATCCTTGGGGAATTGGTATAGGTTTAGAAAACTTAGATTTATTCAAAGAATTGAAAGATTTAAAAGAAAAAAGAAAAAAACATGCTGAAAAAATTGTTAGTCCTCCATTAAATTTTTATGGAAGCATCGATTTAATAAATAAAGTTAGTTTAAAATCTGGAGCAAAAAACTATGCTGGAAGTGGAATAGGTGGAGATAGATATGGAGTAGAGCCTATAAATATAGGTACTAATCTTCTACCAGTTGAAAGAGATATTGAACAAGTAAAGCAAGATATAAAAGAAATATTTATGGCACAACCTTTAGGAGATGTATCTGATACAAAAAATAGATCTGCTACAGAAATGAGTTTAAGACATGAGATGTTTAGAAAAGAATTTTCTGGAACTTATGAACTCATCAACACTGAATTACTAGAGCCTACATTTATGAATGCTTATTATATTATGGATAGCAAGGGCTTACTAGATACAGAAGAAAATGAAAGTTATATAAATATTTCACAAATTCAATATGTAAACGAACTTACTCGTAATGCTGGAAGTGATGAAGTTATAAATACAATTAATTTTTATATGACATTATCGCAAGTTGTACCTGAAACACAAAGACAATTTATTTTTAAAATAGATGAATTGATAGACTGGGCAAGTAAGAAAATGAGAGTACCATTAGATGTATTAAATAGTAAAGAAGAAATAAAACAACTGATAGCACAGCAACAAGAGTTAGAACAAATGCAAAAAATGGCTATGGTCCAAGAAGGAATTGGAAAACGTCAAGACGTAGGTATAGGAGAAGAAATCAAGGAAAGTATGGGTGTATTTAATGGAACATAGAAATGAATATCAAATACTTTTAGATAAATTTACTGGTAATAATGATTTATATAAATTACTAGAAGAGTGCTTACTTGAAGATGAGAGGAATAGAGAAAGTACTTATCTAATGTCTGGAATATATCCAGAACGAAGAAATTTAATAATGAAATTAATGACAGATTTAAAGTTTAACGAAGAAAAGGAGGCTAATTAATGGAAGATGAAATACTAGAAAACATATCAGAAAGTGGTGAAACTCTAGATAATACTGATAAAAATTTAGAAAACAATAATGAAGCTGACACTGATGTAGAAGAAAAGAAACCATTTACTGTGGATGATATAGAGTTTACAGAAGAATATAATTTAGGTGGATATGATTTTTCCAAATTCAAAGGAAGAATAGATGAAAGCTCTTTACCTTATATAGAAGAATATGCAAAGAGATATCAAGAGCAAGGTTTTACACAGGCACAAATTGAGTTTTTGATGGAAGAAAACTTATCAGAAACTCCAAAAGACAGAGATAGTATTATGAAAGAGTTAAATACTTCTTTAACAATGGAGGAAAAGCAAAGTTATAAATATACAGGAACACAATTAAGACAAGCACTTGATAAAAGCAATTTAGGTAAATATTATGATGAGATAATGACAAACCCTATTGCTTTCAAAGTAGTAAATGCACTTGTTAAAAATATGACTCCAGGAGCAAATGTAGGAGCAAAAACAGAAAGAGAAAGTAGAACATCTAGATTAACAGGTTATCAAGCAGTTGATAAATTTAATGAATACCTGAGAGCGAATATTGGTAATGCAGATGTTCAAGGGAAAGTAAAAGAATTAATGGAAATAATTGGAACAGAAGAAGATAAAAAATATTTTAAAGAAACATTAGGTTTATAGGAGGTATTAAATGGCAACAACAGCAAACACAAAACAACAACAATTCGCAACTTCAGTTTTAATGGCACAGGACACATTAAAAGCTAGTGGATTGAAAAAAATGGCAGAAAGAGGAAATGCAAAAGGTGGAGAATCTTATACATTTTACAGAAAGAAAAAAGCAACAGCAAAAGATGGAATTCCATCAATGTTCAACGGTTCTTTCACAGGAGAAGGTGGAGATTTTGATAAGTTTACAGCACCTATTGCACAAATTTCTTCACAAGACAAGTTAGCAGAAACTGACATGTTAAAGACAAAGTTAGATTTAAAATCACCAATAGTTTCATCAATGACAAATGCAGTTTTACAAAAAGAAGATGAAAAAATAATTGCAGCAATAGCAGCAGCTGGAACACTTGCAACAGCAGGAAAAAATACAAAAACAGTTGATGATATAGAAAATATCAAAATATTAATCCAAAGAGTTAGAAGTGCACATGTATGGGCTAAAAATGGTCTAGATCAAAAGAAAGGTGTAGCTATAGTAATGAATGAAGAAGATTATTCGGTACTTGCTTCATCTGAAATCTTTATCAATGGAGATTATCAAGCTGCTTTTGGTGGTGGAACTGGTGACACACCTTTAACATTCTATGGTGCTGAAATAATTATATCTGAACAAGTTGCAAAAGGAACATTCTATATAATCCCAAGTTATACATTTGGTTTCGCAGAATGGGAAAACTCTATAACTACAGATATGGTATTTATGCCAACAGACGGAAGAACTTGGCATCTTCAAATAACTAAATCTGTTGGAGTGGTAGTAATTGCACCAACAAAAATAACAAAATTCACATTTAAAGTTTAATCAATAAAGGGGTAAGGGGATATAAACCTCTTACCCTTTTTTAAAGGAGACAATATGGATTTTAAAACAGGTAAGCTACATAAAATTATAAGAGAATTTAAAAAAGGAAATGGAAGATATGAAATAAATGGTATTGACTTAGAAAATACAGTTTTTCTATATAGAGAAAAAGCAAGTCCATTTATTCCTATTCAAAAAGGTAATTATAGAACTGTATCAGATGGGAATGAAAACACATTGATTGTTGATGATTATATTAATAATAAAGCAGTTGAATTTCAAATAATATCAATTTTTAATGTAAATGCTTCTAAATATTTAGAGAAGTTCCCTGAACTAAGTATGGCTGTAGAGCATACAAACAAAATCGTAGATGATATAAATAACATAATAGATTATTTGAATAGTGTAGGAGTAAAAACTGATAGTAAGTATCAAACGCAGATACTAACACCATTAGAGCCTTCATCGACTTGGTATATGAATGCAGATGGAGTCATAGAAACTTTACCTCTTGATGATTTTAATAAAAAGTTTAAAGAAATTATAGAAAATATAAGTGAAACTGCTGATGAAAAAGCTCAAGAACAAGTTAGGAAAAGGCTTGAAACATTAAAAGAAGAAATAGAAAACTTTAAAAATACTAAAACATCTGAGATTCTAGAGAATATAACAAAGAAAGAAAATAACTCATTAAAAGAAATTGAAAAAATTAGAGATATTGCTAAAAATGAAATAAATATTGGAGTGTCATCAATAAATGAAACATCTTCAGAAGTTTTAGAAAATATAAAAAGCAAAAAAGAAAATTATATAAATGAAATAACTACAATTAGCAATAATTCAAAAAAAGAATTAGAAAGTAAAATGCCAGAGATAAACAATAAATTTAATGCTATTGCAGGTGGTCAACTTAATCCTAATTTTATTCAAGATACAGGAGAAAAAAGAGAAGGTCAATTTTATTTAGATAGAAATACAGGAAGATTACACAAATGCATTAAACCAACATCTAGTACAATTAATTCTGCAGAATTTTTTAAAGATTATTCATTGGAAGCTATTGTAAAAAATCTTGAAAGTTTAACAGAAACTGGTTCTAATGTTAATGGTACTTGGTTCAAAGATAGAAGAACTGGGTTAATAATACAATGGGGGTTTAAAAGTATTACTGTAACAAAAAATGATTATGAAGAACATATTATAGACTTACCAATATCTTTTACCAATGATTCTTATTGCACATCTATTACAAGAAATTACAATTATCACAACATCAGTGATGGTAAATGGAGCTGTATTCCTTTTACTGATAATAAAATAAAAATCTTAACATCTGGATATATATACAATTTTGGACAAGTTGATGGCTATTTTTGGGTAGCAATAGGGAGATAATTATGATTTATATTTACAAAAAAGATGAATTAATAGATACACTAAATTATGATATTAATGAATTTAAAAAAGAATGGTATCCAAATTTTCAAAAGGATATGAAAGTATATGATAGAAAATTTGAATATCCTATTTTTGAAAATGAAGAACTTAGAGAAATGTCTAAGGAAGAAAAAATAAAAAATGGAATAAATGTAATTTTAGAAGAAGGAGAAGTTATAGAAAATAATAACTTAATTAAAATATCTCAACCAAGTAAATATCATAAATGGATTAATAAAGAATGGGTACTAGATTTAAAAGAATTAAAATCACAAAAAAGAGATGAGCTAAAAACAATTAGAACAGAAAAACTTTATGAAAATATTACTGTAAATGGAGATACATTCCAGGTCAGAAAAGATGATTTGGATAACTTTTGGGAAGTTGATTATATGTTAGGAACTGGAGAAGTTACAGAAACAGACACAAGAAACTGGATACTTGCAGATAATAGCATAAAAACTTTTACATATTCTCAACTAATGAATGTTTTGACAGAGTTTATAAAAAGAAAAGCTGAAATATTTGAAAAGTTTGGAGTGCTTTCAATAAAGTTAGAAGCTTGTAAGAGTGTTGAAGAAATTGAAGCTATAAAATGGCAATAGAGAAGTTTAAAAATAAAAGATATATTCTTAATAGGCTATATGTTTTAAAACTCCTATATTAGCTTATTATTTTAAAAGGAGGAGCAAATGTTTAATTTATCAGGTATAAGTTTAGAAAAAATGAAAGGAGTTCATCCAAATGTAGTAAATTTTATAAAAGAGCTTATAAAAGAATCTCCATATGATTTTAAAGTTACATGTGGAGTAAGAACTGCTCAAGAACAAAATTATGAGTATCAAAAAGGAAGAACTATTTTATATGATAGCAATGGGAAGAAACTAAGTAAAGTTACTTGGTGCGACGGATATAAATTAAAATCAAAACATCAAATGAAAGCAGATGGATATGGATATGCGGTTGACATAGCTGTCTTGGAAAAAGAGAAATACACAGATCAAAAAACAGGAGAAGAAAAAGAAAAGACAGTTGCTAGATGGGATTATAAATATTATAAAGCCATTTATGATGTTGCTGAAAGTAAAGGTCTCATTGATAAATATGGAATAGTATGGGGTGGAAATTGGAAGCAAAAAGACTCTGTGCATTTTCAATTAGGAACAGCTGATAATGTTCAATTTAAAAAATAGTTAATGAACAGTCTGGCAAAACAGTTATTAGAAAAATTTTAGGAGGTATCAAAATGAGAAAAGTTGATGAATTAATTAAGAGATTTAAAAAAGAGACTGTGAATTATTTTAATGAAAGAGTATGTAAAAGTCAAGAATATAGGTTAAAAGAAGATGATGTACATATTGTTATAAGTTCTTACGTTTTAGGAAATTTGAAAGTTCTTATTACAACAAGTGTACAAGATGGAATGTATTATGAAATTACGTATAATGCAAATAAAGACGAGATATATTTAGATGCTTACAAGAAATGGGAAAATAAATGTATTAAATTTTAAAGGAGGTTAAAAGTGGAAGCATTTATAGAAAGAATGGTTGTGGAAAAAAATGAATTACAAGATAGAGTAACAAAGTTAGAAAATTTTGTAAACGGAGAAAAGTTTAAAGAATTAAAAGGTTTGGAGCAAGTTTATTTAAAAGAGCAGCTAAAATTTATGAGAGGTTATTTAAGTGTGTTAAGACAAAGAATTAATTTTTATAACAAATAACAGGAGGATAAAATGCCAGAACTAGATGAATTTAATTTAAAATATTATGATGGTAAAGATTTCATTTTAGAAAAAGATTATAGATATATGATTGGAGATAAATTAATTCATATCCCTGCTGGTTTTAAATGTGATTTAGCTAGTGTTCCAAGAGTATTTAGAAATATTATAAATACTTACGGAGACCATACAAAAGCAGCAGTTATTCATGATTGGTTATATAGAAATGGTCATAATTTGGGAGTAAGTAGAAAGGAAGCAGATAAAGTATTTTTAGCAGTTATGAAAGAACAAGGGGTCGGTTTTTTCAAAAGACAGTTAATGTATAGAGCTGTTAGAACATTTGGGATGTTTGCATACAAGGAGGATTAATGGAATTAGA